ACAGAAGAACGTATTACTCTTGTGAAACAAGCACTTTCCTTATAATATTTATAACAAAATATACTATAATGAAAAAATCAGCATTAAAAGCATACATTAAAGAAGAAATAATAGCTACCCTTTCAGAAGCAACTTATGAAGTATCACCCGATAAAGTAGATGCTATAAAAGGTAAATTAACCAAGGATGATGTAATCAAAGTTACAGAACAAGATGATGAATTTGACTTCGATGAGAAGGAACCAACAGCTAAAGATATTAAAAAAGGAGATTCTATAGCTAAAATAGCTACTAAATTGACTAATACTGATAAAGAAATGAAAACAGTAGTTAATCAATGGAAAAAATCAGAAGGTGCTGAAAAAGAAGAGTTTTTAAAAAGATTAAAGACTTTAACTAAAATCAAAAAAGAACTTGAAGGACTTCTTTAAAAATATTAAAAATATACTTATTATAATTTTAATAATCATTATCCTGATAATACGTAACTGCTCAGGAAATAATAATATTAAAACAAATAGATTACCTAATCCACCCCAACTAACTAAGGTAGAGGTTAGTTATGATACCGTAATAGTAGTCATAGAAAAATACATACCTAAATGGAAAGAAAAAATTGTAACTAAAATAGATACATTATCATTTCCTATAGATACTCTTTCTATCTTAAAAGATTATTACACCAAGTATATATATTCGGATACAATCAAAATAGATACAATAGGTTATGCTATAATTAATGATGTTATATCCCTTAATACTATATTTTCACGAGATATTAAAACAAACTTCTCAATTCCTACAACAACTGTAACTAACACTATTTATATTAACAATCGTGAATGGTATTGGGGTTTAGGATTAGCGGGTAAAATAGATCAAATTAATTATTTAGGTGGGGAAATATTACTAAAAACAAAAAATAAACAAATATACGGTTTTGGAATTGGTATTAACCAACAATTACAACCAATCCTATCAGGCCGTATGTACTGGAAAATAGGAAAATGAGTCAAGATTTAAAATCAATAATTAGACAAGAGTATCTAAAATGTGCCCAAGACCCTGCACATTTTATGCGTAAATATTGTTATATTCAGCACCCCCAACGTGGTAGGGTAATGTTTAACCTTTACCCATTCCAAGATAAAACATTAAAATTATTTAGAGATAACCCATATTCCATTGTACTAAAATCTCGCCAGTTAGGTATATCAACATTAGCAGCCGGGTATTCACTTTGGTTAATGTTATTTCAAAAAGATAAAAATGTTCTTTGTATTGCAACTAAGCAAGATACAGCTAAAAACATGGTCACCAAGGTTAAGTTTATGTATGATAACTTACCTTCATGGCTTAAAATACCTGCGGATGAACATAATAAATTAACACTTCGTTTAAGTAACGGTTCACAAATTAAAGCAACTTCCGCAAGTAGTGATGCTGGTAGATCAGAAGCTGTTTCTTTATTAGTAGTTGATGAAGCTGCATTTATTGATCAAATAGGCGAAATATGGGCTTCAGCTCAACAAACATTAGCAACTGGAGGTGGTGCTATTGTTTTATCAACTCCTTATGGTACAGGTAACTGGTTCCATAAGACATGGGTTAAGGCGGAAGAAGGCAAAAATGACTTTTTACCTATTAAACTACCATGGTTTGTTCATCCTGAAAGAGATGAAGTATGGAGAAAAAGACAAGATGAATTATTAGGTGATCCTAGAATGGCTTCCCAAGAATGTGATTGTGACTTCAGTACCTCCGGAGATACTGTATTCCATTCAGAATGGATTGACTTTTTAAAAGAAACAACTATACAAGATCCTTTAGAGCGACGAGGGGTTGATCAAAATCTTTGGATTTGGGAACCGGCTGATTACTCACGAGAATATATGATAGTAGCAGATGTTGCTAGAGGTGATGGTAAAGATTCATCGGCATGTCATGTAATTGATATTGAGACTAATGCTCAAGTAGCTGAATATAAAGGTCAATTACCCCCTAAAGATTTCGGTTATTTTTTAGTTGGCTTAGGATCAGAATACAATAATGCTATGTTAGTAGTAGAAAATGCTTCCATAGGTTGGTCAACATTGGATGCTATTCAAGAAAGAGGATATAAAAATCTATACCACTCCCCAAAATCAGACCAACTATCTGCAGAATCATATTTACGAGCGTTTGATGGGGGATCAGAAATGACACCTGGTTTTACAATGTCTCTAAGAACTAGACCATTAGTTATAAATAAATTTAGAGAATATGTTGGTGATAGATCAGTAACTATTCGATCTAAACGTTTACTTGAAGAAATGAAAGTATTTGTTTGGAAAAATGGAAGACCAGAAGCACAGACAGGATACCATGATGATTTAATAATGAGTTTTAGTATGGGAATGTTTTTAAGAGATACTTCCCTTAAATTTCAACAACATTCTTATGATATGACTAGAGCTACATTAGGAAGTATAACAAAGACATCGTATATTGGTGCTTATAATACTAATGGAAAAAACAACCCATACCAAATCGATAATCCATATGGGGGAAAAGAAGATATTAGCTGGCTTCTTTAATTAATATTTATAACGATAATAACAAGTATATAAAACATGGCAGATACAAGATTATTCACCCGACTACAACGTTTGTTTTCAACAGATGTGATTATTAGAAATCAGGGAGGAAACCAAATTAAAGTAATGGATGTGGATAGTATCCAAATGTCTGGAGATATTGCGACTAATTCCATCATGGATAGATATAATCGTATTTATTCACCATCATCAACTTCATTATTCGGCCAACAACTCAATACGAATTACCAATATATGCGTACATTCATATATTCGGATTATGATGTAATGGATAATGATGCTATTATTGCTTCTGCACTTGATATTATATCAGATGAGTGTACTTTGAAAAATGATATGGGTGAGGTGCTTCAAATTAGAAGCAGTGATGATAATGTTCAAAAAATATTATATAATTTATTTTATGATGTTTTAAATATTGAATTTAATTTATGGTCTTGGATTCGTCAAATGAATAAATATGGTGATTTTTTCCTTAAATTAGAAATTGCTGAAACCTATGGTGTTTATAATGTAATTCCTTATACTGCCTATCATATCGAGAGACAAGAAGCATATGACCATGAACACCCAAATGCTATAAAATTCAAATACTCCCCAGATGGTGTATCTTCAGGTGGTTCAGGATATTACGGTGTTTCAAACACAGATGATATGAATGATAGATCCATTTATTTTCAAAATTACGAAATGGCTCATTTCCGTTTATTAACAGATGTTAATTTCTTACCTTATGGCCGTTCATATATTGAACCAGCTCGTAGAATATTTAAGCAATATACATTGATGGAAGATGCTATGTTGATACATAGAATATCTCGTAGTCCTGACAGACGTATATTCTATATTAATGTTGGTTCTATTCCCCCAAATGAAGTGGAGAATTTCATGCAGAAGACAATTACTACCATGAAACGTACTCCATTAATGGATCAACAAACAGGTGAATATAATCTTAAATACAATATGCAAAATCTAATGGAAGATTTTTATATTCCTATTAGAGGTAATGACACCGCAACTAAAATGGAAACCGCTCCTGGTTTAACTTACGATGGTATACAAGATGTTGAGTATTTAAGAGATAAATTATTTGCTGCTCTTAAAGTACCTAAAGCATTTATGGGTTATGAAAAAGACTTAACAGGTAAAGCTACATTAGCTGCTGAAGATATACGTTTTGCACGCACTATTGATCGTATCCAGCGAATTGCATTATCTGAATTATATAAAATAGCATTAGTACATTTGTATACACAAGGTTATACAGATGAATCATTAACAAATTTTGAATTATCTTTAACAACTCCATCAATAATATATGATCAAGAGAAAATAGCATTATTGACTCAAAAAGTTGATTTAGCTAATTCAATGATGGAATCTAAATTATTCCCATCTGATTGGATTTATGAAAATGTATTCCATTTCAGTGCTGATCAATATGATGAATATAGAGATTTAATTGTACAAGACCAAAAACGTAAATTCCGTGTTACTCAAATTGAAGCTGAAGGTAATGATCCTATGGAAACTGGTAAATCATATGGTACACCTCACGATTTAGCATCATTATATGGAACTGGTAGAATGGATTCAGACCCAGCAAATGTTCCTACAGGATATGATGAAAAAACCACATTAGGACGTCCTGAAGAAAAAGTATCAAACCGTAATACACAAGAAAGTCCATTTGGAAAAGATAGATTAGGTGCTAAAGGAATGAAAGATGATGATAATGAATCTGATTCAATTAAACCACAATATAAAGGAGGATCACCATTAGCTTTAGAAGTTAAACTTAAAAATAAAAACCTTTTTGAATCAATACAAAAAAGTTTAAGTTTAAAAAATAATGGTGAATCATTACTTGATGAATCTAATATTAAGGAATAAAAATCTCTATATATTTATAACGAAACCCTCGGGAATGAACATTAAACATTCAAAATACAAAAATACCGGACTTCTTTTTGAATTATTGGTCAGACAGATTACATCAGATACATTATCAGGTAATTCATCAAAAGCATCAAGTATTTTAAAAAATCACTTTGTTAAAAGTGAATTAGGAAAAGAATATAAATTATACGAAACTTTATCTAAATATAAGAATGTATCTGAAGCAAAAGCAGATATGATTCTTACTACTATTATTGATAACTCTAAAAGTTTAAATAGAGGTATTTTAAAGAGACAAAAATATAATTTAATTAACGAACTAAAAAAGCACTATGATTTAGATGTATTCTTTAAAACTAAATTACCATCTTATAAAGAATATGCTTCATTGTATACTTTATTAGAAATATATAATAGTGATGTTTTATCAACTCCCGACCAAATTATAGCTAATAAAGTATCTTTATTAGAATCAATGACAGCCGCACCTATTGCTTCTAAAAAAGTAGAAACTGATTTAATGAATGAATTTAAATCATATGATAAAGATATAAGAATTTTAACATATAAAGTATTATTAGAGAAATTTAATGGAAAATATGGTACTTTAAATGATGATCAGAAGGAAATTCTTAGAGAATTTATTAACTCTGTAGATAATACTCCAAGATTAAAGGAATTTTATAATAATAAAGTTGCTTATTTAAAAGAAGAATTAAATAATATATCTAAAAAAATTAATGAAAAATCTATTGAGATTAAAGTTAATGAAGTAACAAATATATTAAATCCATTAGGTAAAACATCTAAAATTGGAGATGATAATTTAATAAACCTTCTTCAATATTGTGAATTATTATATGAGTTAAAACAACATCATGCGTAATTTTAAATACAAACTAAAAGAAATTACCCCCGATAATACCCCAGATGGTATAAATGTTGGGGATATTAAAACTGGAAGTGGAGTTAAAACTACGGTTACCGATATAGATTCTGAAACAGGTGCTGTATCTTGGGATGTTAAATATGTTCCTAATATAGAAAAATTAGTAGATGATGTTAACGACTTAACTAAAACTGCTAAAGAAGTAGCTATTAAAGTTAAAGAAGATTCTAAATTTTTAGATATTTACGAAAAATCAAAAGAATTAAGAAACACAATTCGTACTCATGTCCGTAATCAATACCCTGAAGAATATAAAAAAATCATGGAATCAGAGTTAACAGAAGAATCTACAATCTCCTCTAACTCAGGGTTTACATCAGGTACTGAAGGTGAAAATTATGCAACCCCATTTGCTTTTAATAAAAATAAAAAAGCGGATGGAACTGATAGAGATATTTTAACAAAATCTCCATATAAGTTTAAATTAGCTCCAAAACCTAAATCAACCAAATCAGTAAGTATTGTTGATTTTAATGGTAAAACATCCCCATTAAATGAATCAGAAACAAACATTGAAGAATATATTGCGGATTTAGGAGTAGAAAATCAAGCATTAAAAAAACATATTACATCTAGAATATTAGGGTTTGATAAAGTTGAAAATAAATTAAACGAGCTTATCCCATTATTAGCTCAAGCAAAAAATAAAACAATGGATACATACAGACAAAAACCAGATTTTGCAGTAATATATGGCACAGATTTAGCTGTAGATTACTTAGATGATTTGATAGAAATGTTTAAAGATTAATATTTATAACTATGACACTACAACAACAATATAATCTCATTACTGAAGGAAAAGGAGATAAAAATTTCTTCATGAGACAAGCACTAAGACAATTTCCTAATTTTCTTAATGTTAATAATACATTTGAACAAACAACACATATTCTAAAAAATAAAAGTATTATTTCTGAAAATATGAGTAATGTTATTTCTTTACAATCTAACCAATCCCATACAGCAACTAAAACTTCATATCAAACAGCATTTGAAAAATTCTTAGCTGAAGAAGTAAAAGCTGAAATGAAAGAAACAGACAAAGAAGTAGTCGATATGGAAACAAAAGACTATGACTATAAAGATACTAAAAATATCGACAATTTATATGGTCAAGCATTCTTATCAGGGTATTATGTAGAAATGGAAGATCCTAAAAATGCTAAAAAAACAGTAGAAGAATTAAAAGCAATAGTAGCTAAGAACTTAGCTAAAGATATGACTTTTTATACTACTAATTCAGCATTTGGTCTTAAAATTCAAGGATATGTTGATGATGTACCAGGTGCTGGTAAAATTGTTGAACCAAAAGGTAAACACAAATCATCTGGGTACGGAGATTTAAAAAAATAATATGAGACAAGTTCTAATAGAAACTCAAGCATTTAAAGTTAATCCAATTCAATTAACTGAAATGAAAGCTCCTTCTGGTAATCCACTAGTTGAGGGAATATTAGCTACTGCCGAAATAAAAAATGGCAATGGTCGTTATTATTCAAGAGATTTATGGGAGCGTGAAATTAACAAATATAAAGAGGTTGTTAAAGAAAATAGAGCAACAGGTGAACTAGACCATCCTGAATCTCAAATTATTAATCTTAAAAATGTATCTCATATTATTAGAGATATGTGGTGGGATGGGGATCAAGTAATTGGTAAAATTGAAATTCTACCTACCTCCTCAGGTAATATATTAAAAGCATTAGTTGAAAATAATGTACAAGTGGGTGTTTCCTCTCGTGGTATGGGTTCACTAAAACAAGTAGGTGAAATATTAGAAGTACAAGATGATTTCGAATTACTTTGCTGGGATTTTGTATCAACCCCTTCCAATCCCGGTTCATATATGCATGTTATTAAAGAAGGAAAAGAAATTCAAATAAATAAATTTTCTAAAATTAATTCAATATTATCGGAAATACTATGTGCTAATGGCACTTGTCCGATAATTTAAAGAAACGCTTCTACCTTAGGCGGAATTGTACCCGTATTGCTTACCATAAGAACAGCATACGGGTCTTTTTTTTTTATATCTTTGCATTTTCTATATATTGGTACATATGTATCAGTATAATATGCCATTTCTTATATGGCATCGATAGATAAATTATTTATTACGTTT